CTTTAAATTCAAATTTGGCTCCTCAATAGAGGGGCCTTATTTTTTTCCTAATGGAAAACCTTACAGCATATCATGTTTATTATCAAAGTAAAGACTTTGGTAAATTTCACGAAATTGATCTATTAGTTCAATTAGCATCTGCTTTATTTTGGAAGCAAAATTATGGCCCTATCAAATTATATTGTAATAAAAAATTTTTAGAAACCTTAAAAAAATATAATTTAGATAATGTTTATGATGAAGTAAATACTAATTTAATGGAAAGTATCCCTTATAAAGAATATTTACCTAAATACTGGAGTTTTTGTAAAATATATCTAGCCAAATATGTAAGTCAATTTGAAGATAAATTTGTAATATTAGATACTGATTTATGGATTAGAACTGATATTGGGTTAGATTTTAGTAATGATTTAATTAATTATCATAAAGAAATTTACTACCCAAACCAAAAACCCTTAAGTTATTTACCACCCGAAACATTTTTACCTAAATACCAAATTACTCCTTATGATTGGAGTGTTTTACCTGCAAATGGGGCTTTTATATATTTAAATAATAAAGATTTAATAAATAAATGGTATAAATGGGTAATTGAAATTATTGAATATAATAAAGATAAACCTAAATATGAAAATAGTGCTGATACCGTTTTTATAGAACAAAGAATACTTCCAGTATTAGCTAAAAAAATGAAATTAAAAACTGATGTTGTATTTAATGCTTTATATAAAACTTGGGTTACTGATAGTCATACTTTAGATGAATGGGAACCTAAATTAGATTCTACTGAAGAATTAAGTTATTTAATGGATAATTGTAAACATATTTGGGGGATAAAAAATAACTATAGATTTAAAGATTATAGAGATTTAGTTTTATATGTTGCTATGGAACATTTATCTGAAGGGTTTGATATGAAAATTATTGAAACCCAGTACAAGAAACTATTTACAGCATGTTATAATATATGGAATAATGCGGAACATAGCGATGATTAACACATATTACTATACAAACACCACCCTCGGTGAGGTTAAAATTGAATATATTTATACGCGTGGATACTCAAAATAAAATCAAAGATTATACACAAATAATTCATTTATATTATTCAGATGGAACTTTTTCAAAAGGTGAAGTTGAAGAATGGTTAGGTGAAATTGGTGGTACTTTGAACGAAATTAACGATAAAAAAATTGTTTTTACTTATTTTGATGCCTGGTATCCTACAAGAATGACAGTTTATAAAAGTGGTAGAACAAAAGTAGAAACAGACTTAGACGAATTGCCATGATAGACCCAGAAAGGCTTTTTAGTGCGTTTTCTCTTCCTGAACCGGAAGATGATCCTTTTATGGATTTTCAAAAAACACAGGCCTTTAAACTTGGTATGTTTAAAAAGATTATTTGGAATCAAAAAAATATAGAAACTAAAATGGGTAAATTTTTAGAAATGATGCCCGAACTAACAGAAAAGATTGATTTTGATAATGATGCTGGTGAATTTATTACTCATACCAGAGCTTGGACATATCTTAAAGATTTTGATCCTACTTCAGATCAAGGTAAAGATGCATGTAGAATATTCTCAGATCAATATACTTTTACAGCATGTGATCTAGCAATTTCATTTTGGGAAGAAAAAGAAGCGTATGAAAAGTGCGCTCATATAAAAAAAGTTAAAGACTCTTTAAAAATAACTTGATTCCCTAATCTTTTTCCATTATTTTTAGGGTACAGGAGAAAAGGAAAGAGAGAGGGAGAGAGAGGGAAAGAGACGTCACGTGACGTCGCGACGGAAACAAAAATTAAATTTATATATAATGAGAAATAAACAATTATTTTTAGACAAAATGTCCCGCATTGATGGGAAATTAAAGTCAATTCGTGTATTATGTACTCGTCAAACTACAACAGTACAAGATATTCACAAGCTTATTGATGAAATTAATGATCAAATGGATGATCTTAATTCTATGATTGAAAGGGAAGAAACAGTATACGGACGTTAATATTAAATAGGTTATGAAACTAACAGCAGAACAAATCCAATTAAATTGGACCGAATTCCTAACAAATATCGAGACCCACATCACTGGGGAGCGTAAACAAAAATTACTCGACTTTTATAAAAAATACGAGGATCGTGTGATGCTTATGCCCGCTGCTCATAAAAAAGAGTATCACAACGCATTTCCCGGAGGTTATGTAGAACACGTAAACCGTGTCGTAAAAGCTGCTCTATCCATATCTGCCGTTTGGGAAGGTTTTGGAGCCGATATGACTACTTTTACAACTGAGGAATTGGTATTCTCTGCTATTAATCATGACCTGGGTAAGATGGGAGATGAAGAAAATGAATCTTATATCCCCCAGGATGACAAATGGAGACGAGAAAAATTAGGTGAAGATTATAAATTCAACACTAAAGTCCCATTTGCATCCGTCCCCGATCGAGGTTTGTTTATGCTCCAATCCCATGGTATCCAGTATACTTTTAATGAGATGCTCGCGATTCAAACGCATGATGGTTTATACGACGAGGGTAATAAAAAATATCTTTTCGCGTTTATGCCCGAACAAAAACCGCGTACTTCCCTACCATTTATACTACACCAGGCTGACTTGATGGCTGCACGTATTGAATTTGAAAGAGAATGGTTACCTAAGTTAAAAGGAGACGTGACCCCCGAAAAGAAAAATTTTACATTGGATAATAAACCGAAAGCTAATACTAAACAACAAAAAGCTTTAGGTTCAATGAAAAGTGAAGGTCTAAAAAACCTACTAGATAACCTATAATGAATATACTAACCCATCCCAGAGTAAAAGAATTACTTTTAAAAGGAAGAATGGATGATAGTGATAGAAATAGAGGTAATCTACTTTATGGATTAACTGATCTGATTCAAGAACATATTACCCCAGATAGTATTGTAATTGAAATTGGAAGTTTTAGAGGAATCAGTTCTGAACTTTTTTCTCTTTTCTGTAAAGAAATACATTGTATAGATTTTTGGTATGGTGGTGCCGACTATTATGGAATAGATAAAACCCAATTACTAGAATCTGCAGAGATTGAATTTGATAAATTAGTTAAAAGATATAATAATATAAAAAAACATAAAGGGTTTTCTATAGATCTTGTAAATTCATTTGAAGATAATTTTTGTGATTTAATTTATATAGACGGAGATCACAGTGAATTTGATTTTAGACAAGATATGGATAATTGGGTTTCTAAAGTAAAACCAAATGGTATTATAGCAGGACATGATTTTTATTGGATTACCCCTTATATAACAGATTATACAAACTATGATTCCATTACTGTCTATGAAGATGGTAGTTGGGCTTATAAAAAAATAAATTAATAATGATAGTTACTATTATAATCTTATCAGTAGTCGTTGTTACTTTAGGGTATACAACTTTTAATCTTTTACGTAAAAATGAAAAACAAGAGGATATCCTCGCGGGTTATCTAGATTATTTAGATAAAATTTCGCGAGTAATAGAGGTTTCGGATAAAAAAATGAAAGAAATAGATGCTAGAGGCACTTTTAGTAGTGATGATGAAGTAGGTTTTTTCTTTCAACAAATTAAAGGGTTACAAGATATCTTAAACGAGTTTAGACTCGAAAAAAAGTAATATCTTAATATGCCCCCAAAATCTAAAAAAAACTACTTTACCCAAGATACAGAAAACGCTATTGTAAGATACAATAACGAATCTGATTTTTCTGAACGTTCAAAAATATATGAACGAGAAATTCATTATCCGTTTTTTAAATTAACGGAAAATATAATTCACACCTTTAAATTTTATTATACTGAAGTAGATGAAATTGAACATTTACAACATGAAGTAATTACATTCCTACTTAGTAAAATCCACTTATTTGACCCTTCTAGAGGTGCTAAAGCATATTCTTATTTTGGAACAATTGCTAAACGCTACCTAATCCTCCAGAACCAAAAGAATTACAAAAAACGTATAGATAAAGCCCCAGTTGATGAATTATATAAAGATGATAATCATTCTTATAATATGGATGATCCCGGGGTTGATAATGATCCCTTAAATTTATATATCGATATATTTGTAGAATATTGTACTAAAAATATATATACATTATTTCCTAAAAATCATGATGCTGAAATAGCAGATGCTATCTTAGAATTATTTCGTAAAAGAGAAGAAATAGACGTTTTTAATAAAAAAGCATTATATATCTACATTCGTGAAATGGTAGATGTTAAAACCCCTAAAATTACTAAAATAGCTAACCAACTTTATAGTATATTTAAAGATAATTATATATTTTATCTCGAAAATGGTTATGTAGAATTTGAGTAGGTTATATTTATAATAAATAAAACACTATAAATATGAGTGCTCAATTTGAAAAAATAGTATTTGGTAAAAAGAAATTCTCGGATTTACTTGAAGAAATTTATACTAACCAAAAGCGCCGCGAGGCACAAGTAACTGCGCTTATTTCCGAATTAAAACCCATGATTTCTGATATAGGTGATGCTACACTTATAGTACCTCTTATTAAAGAATATATGGAAATCGGTGTTAAAAATGATGATGCCTTAATTAAAATGGCTACATTAGTTCAACGTGCTCTTAATTCTTCAAGTGAAGATGGTGGTTTAGGTATTTCTGAAGAAGAAAAAGCTCAACTACTTGAAGAAATGGATAAGTTACAAAAAGGTAAATAATGGGATTTTTTGGAAACTTAGATAATGTAAATAATTCATTTACACAGGATACCCTAACACGAGGTTTATCCCAACTCCTCCCTGTAAGAGTTATATCTATAGACCAAAGTAATTCTCTTAATAACGGTACTATAGTTGGAGAAGTTATCCTTCAACAAGCCCAACAACCATACAAATCTAGAATCTCAGCATTTCCCATTAATTCTAATACTAAAAATTACCCTTTAGTAAATGAAGTAGTATTCGTAATTGCGGGTCCTAGTGGGAAATATAGTAGTAATAGTAGTGAAGTAAAATATTATTATCTAACTACTTTAAATTTATGGAATAATGTAAATACTAATCCTACACCAAATCCATATACCAATATTACTCCTAATTCCCAAAATAAAACTATTGCTGAAATAGAAGCAGGATCTACAAATAAATCTGGTAAAGTAGATACAAATTCATTTAAACCCGGTACTTATTTTGTAGAAAAAAGTAATATATTCCCTTTATACCCTTTTGAAGGAGATTACATAATTGAAGGTAGATTTGGAAATAGCCTTAGGTTTGGTAGTACAAATATTAAATATAATTCAAAATATAAAACTGAAGCTAAATTTAAATCATTTAGCACTAACCAATTATTTGCTTTAGGTGATACTAAATTAAGCGGGAAATTTACATCCGATCTCTCAGTCATTAACTCTCAAGTAAGACAATTTACTGAACAATATTCTGATGTTTCTGTTTCTATATTAGTTGAAGGAGGTGAATCCCAAGTTACTAATCCTAATAATATACCTATAGGAAGATTAGCTTTACAAAGAGCTCAAAGAGTTAAAGATATATTACCTACTTATCTTTATTTAAATGGTGTTGTAAGAATAGATACTACAATAGGTAATACTTCTTATACTAAAGGAGTTAACAATCCTAATGATGAAGTCTACTTAAATGAACAATTTGTAAAAATTAGTATAAGTGTATCTGGGACTGAATATATTCTTCAAGATTCTAACCCCCAATCCTTAAATAATTGGTCAACAACTCCCGAAGTAGGAGATCCTATTACCATTTTAAGAAATGGACAAAGCAATCTACTCTCAGGTTCAGCTCAATCAACAACAGTTGAAGATATAAATAATGATATTTCATCAATTTGGTTAACTTCTACCCAACAACTCCCTATTGAAGTATCTTCTCAAAATGATTATTTATCATATGGAGAAGAAAAACCCCAATCCCCTAATGAATATATAGGATCCCAAATCGTTTTAAACTCAGGTAGATTATTATTTAATTCTACCCAAGATCATATTTTATTCTCATCACAAAAAAGTATTAATTTAAATTCTTTAGAAGGAATAAATATAGATACTGTAGGTCCGGTAGTAGTAGAAGCACCTGAAATAAAATTAGGTTCAATTGACGCAGAAGAATCTGTCTTATTAGGAGATTCAACAGTAGATTTACTTCAAAACCTAATTAGTGATTTATCATCATTAACAAAAATTATGGGATCTCAAATAGGTAACAATGGTATTCTTTTAGAACCAACAGCAACTACAGCTCGTACTATTAGTAATAATTTAGATACTTACCAAACACAGCTAGATAGTTTAAAATCTAATATTGTAAAAGTAGAATAATGGGAATATTACAAAAATTAAAAGATACTAAAGCCTTTTTTGAAGATTTAGAATCAGTAGAAGATAAATCCTTTGCTGAAGTAGTTTTAGAAGCTGCTGGAGTAAATATCCCTTTACCTACCGAAGATGAAGTTATAGAATTTTATACTGAGATAGGAGAACCTACTAATCCTCTTACTAGAATTAATCCTGAAGAATGGACAGCTTCCCAATTCTTAGCATATCAGAGTGACGTAAGAAAATTTCAAGCTCAAAACCGTTTTAAGGGTATTAAAGATGCTCGAAAATTAAAACGAGAAAAAAATAAAGAAAAACAAGAAAAAGAACGTAAAAAATTCAAATTAGATTTTATTACAGGTATTTTTAAATCTGTACAAGATGATTTAAATGAAAACGTTCCTGAAGATCAAAAACCTAAAGGTGCTCAAAGATTAGGACAATTAGCAGGTAATATAACTAAAGTATTAGCTAAAACTTGTTTACCCTCTATACTTAATATGATTGAACAGTTAGCTTTAGATACATTTGAAGCTAAAAAAGCTGAAGTTAGGGAAGAATTAGGTATAGACGAACAATTAGAGCAATTATCATCCTTAACAGATCCTGCTAAATTACAAGAAGTAAAAGAAAGATTATGTCCTACTCCTGCTATTTTAGAAATTGTTATTAGACAAAGAAATGGTATAGTTGATTTTTTAAATAACCAACAAGAAAAAGTAAATAACTTAAAAACTAGTGCTGATACTACTGGAGATGTAGCTGATGGAGTCCAAAATACATCTACAGGAATTGAACTTTCAATTTTTATAGCAAACCAATTAGCTAAATTTTCAACTTTTGGTCCTGTATTAGCCCCTGCTAGGTCTATAATTACAGATTTAGATATAGTTAACCAATTTATTAAATTTGATAAAGAAGGTAGCCCACGTATCCCCCCATTAAGAGGAGCTGTTAGTAATTTTTCCGTACCCTTAAATCAAGTTAATGTTATGATTACTAAAATTGTACAAGCTTTAGCTCCAATAGATGAAATTATAACATTATGTTCACCTAATTCAACTTTAGAAAATTTATCACCTGATGTATTAGCCACAGTAGCAGTACAATTATCAGCAGGGGAAACCGATAGTGGTTCTTTATATAAAGGATTTAGATTAGAAATTGAAACCCGTGTTTATACAGATACAGTAAATCAAAATAGAGCAGTTGGAAAAAATGAATCTGGAATTGTAATGATATCAACTGAATATTCATTTGCTTCAAATCCTAACATACTAATCGAAGAACTTAAATTTATTATTGATAGAGACGATTTAAAAGCATATTAAACCAATATTTATAATCATATGAAAACTACAGAACTTAAAAAATTAATTAAAGAAGCTGTGAGAGAAGCTATCCAAGAAGAATTAAAAGATATTCTTCTTGAAGCAGTTCGCTCACCAAAACCAACCATTTCGGAAGGCGCTTCAGTTGCGTCTTCTGTGGTTAAACCTAATGTTACGGAACAAAAAGCTGCTCGTGAAGCTATTATGTCTCAAATGATGGGGGGTAATGGTAATATGACCCTAACTTCTTCAGATGTTAATACTTTCAAACCCAGGGGTATGGTTGGTGGAGCAGCTGCAGAAGGAAGTGCCCTACCTGATGGGAATGTTGGGTTACAACAAATTATGGGATTAATGAATGGTAAATAATGGCATATAATGCTCAAACAATATCACCTATTAATTTTGCTCCTAGTGTAGGAGTTGGGGTAAACCTACCTTTTAATGGGAATGCTGTATTTAAAGAAACATTTACAACTAGAGAAGCTATTAAAAATAATTTAATTAATTGGTTTCTTACTAATAGAGGTGAAAGACCTTTAAATCCTGAATTTGGTGGTAACCTTAGACAATTTATTTTTCAACATATAGGTGAAGATACTCTTGATTTTCTTGAAGAAGATTTACAATCTCAAATCGCTCAATATTTCCCTAATGTTATAATAGTAAACTTAGAAATCACAGCCCAACCCGATAATAATCAGGTTGATGTGCTTTTACAATATAACCTTCGAGGAGGTAATACTCAAGACGAAATTAATATAACATTTAACTAATGGCCGTTAATAGAGACATAAAATATATTAATAGGGATTTTGCAAGTCTTAGAAATAGTTTAATTAATTATTCTAAAACCTATTTCCCTACTACTTATAACGATTTTAGCCCATCATCCCCAGGTATGATGTTTATGGAGTTATCATCTTATGTAGGTGATGTAGTTTCATTTTATCAAGATAATCAATTTCAAGAAACATTTTTACAATATGCTCGTGAAGCTAAAAACTTATTTGACTTAGCTTATATGATGGGTTATAAACCCAAAGTAACAGGAGTAGCATCAGTAGATATTGATTTTTATCAACGTGTTCCTGCTTCTGAATCTGTAGCCGGGAATTTTGTTCCTGATTATGATTATGCCTTACTTATAGGAGAAAATTCACAAATAACTTCTACAACTAATTCAAGTACTAAGTTTTTAGTAGAAGATCCTGTGGATTTTGATACTTCATCTTCATTAGATCCTACAACGATTTCAATTTATAGTTTAGATGGAAGTGGTGATCCTGAATATTTTCTTCTAAAGAAAACCCGTAAAGCCATATCAGCAACTATAGTAGAAACTACTATTAATGCTGGTCTTACACCCCAAGAATTTTTTACATCTACTATTAATGCTACTAATATTATAGGAATTTTAGATATAGTAGATGCCGATGGGAATACTTGGTATGAGGTACCTTATTTAGGTCAAGAAATGGTATATGATTCACTTAAGAATACTAATCCTAATGACCCTAATACCTATACTGATGAGGGTGATGCTCCTTACTTATTAAAAAATATTCAAGTTCAAAGAAGATTTGCTACTCGCTTTTTAAATTCAAATACTTTACAAATCCAATTTGGTGCGGGTAATACAAATGATACTGATGAAGAAGTTACTCCTAATGCTGATAACGTTGGTTTAGGATTACCATTTGAAAAAGATAAACTCACGGCTGCTTATTCACCCCAAAATTTTATTTTTACTAATACCTATGGTATAGCTCCTACAGGTGAGTTAACTGTAAGATATTTAACAGGAGGAGGAGCTTCCGCTAATGTTCCTGCTGGAAACTTAACAACTCTATCTAACAGTTCAGTTAATTTCCAAGTAACAGGATTAACAGATTCAGTTGCTAATAATATTTTTAATTCATTAACTGTAACTAATCCAATAGCAGCAACTGGGGGTGGTGATGGAGATTCATATGAAGAAATTAGACAAAATTCAATGTCTAACTTCTCTAGTCAATTAAGAAACGTAACTCTAGATGATTATTTAGTACGAGCTTTATCAATGCCTCCTAAATATGGAGTTGTTTCTAAAGCTTATATTGAAAAATCTAAACTTCAATCTTTATCTTCGGGTGAAATTCCATCAACATTAGATTTATATACCCTAAGTCAGAATGTAAATGGAAACCTAGCAACTGCTTCATCAACATTAAAACAAAACCTCCAAACATATTTGTCTCAATATAGAGTAATTGGAGATTCAATTAATATTAAAGATGCTTTTATAATTAATATTGGAGTTAATTTTGAAATTACTATTAGACCTAATTATAATAATAATGAAGTATTAAGAGCTTGTTTAGATGGTCTTACTTCATACTTTAATTTAGATAAATGGCAGGTCAATGAACCCATTTTATTAAAAGAAATTCTTATTTTATTAGATAAAATTCAAGGTGTCCAAACAGTTAATAATGTAGAAATTACTAATAAAGTAGGAACATCCTTAGGATATTCACAATATGCTTATGATATTAATGGAGCTACTTTAAATAATGTGATTTATCCTTCAATAGATCCTATGATTTTTGAAGTAAAATATCCTAATACAGATATTAAAGGAAAAGTAGTAAACTTATAATAAAATGGCAGTATATAAAATTTTCCCATTCCAAGATACTACCCTGTATTCCATGTATCCTACTATGAATACTGGGATAGATCCTATTAATCAAGTTTCAAATTTAAATTTTGCTATTGATACCCAACCAGCAGTAGCTCGAACCCTTATTCAATTTGATACTGATGATATTACTAATACTATTGAAAATGTTATAAGTAGTACAAATTATGAAACTAGATTAAGATCTTATATAGCAACAGCTCAAGGTATTATAGAATCCTCTATTTTAGAAATATGGCCCATTGCTGTATCTGCTACTAGTGGAGAAATAGAATGGAATCAGGGTACCGGTACTTATTTAGATCAACCTTTAACAACTGATGGAGCATGTTGGGAATCTCCTTTCTTTGCTAATGGTAACCAATGGCCTATCCAAGTTTCTGATGCCTACGGAACCCCTTCAGGATCTTATAATACTCAATATGCAGCCATAGGAGGTGGTGCTTGGTATACTGGTTCAACTTCAACACCTAATTTTAATATTACAGCATCATTTGGTCCTAGAAGTGATAAAGATTTAAATATTGTTGTAGACGATATTGTACAAGCTTGGACCAGTTCAGAACTTCCTAACCATGGATTTTTATTAAAATGGGAGGGTTATGCTGAATTTAATGCTAACAAAATGGTTCAACCTGTACTACAATACTACAGTGTTGATACTAATACTATATACCCACCTGAACTAGAATTTAGATGGGATGATTCAATTTGGGATACTGGTTCTTCTAGTACTACTGTATTAAATGAACAAAATATGTATATTTCATTAGCTGAAAACCCAGGCATATTTTATTCTGAAAGTATAAATAGGTTTAGATTAAATGTAAGACCCAAATATCCTAAACGTGTATATGAAACAGGTTCATTATATACTAAACAATATTATTTACCCTCAGGTTCAGCTTGGTATGCTGTAAAGGATTTAGATACTAATGAATTTGTAGTTGATTTTGATACTAATTATACTAGAATGAGTGCAGATGAATCTTCAAGTTATTTTGATTTGTATATGAACGGATTTGAACCTGAAAGATATTATCAAGTTTTAGTAAAAGTAGATGCAGGTGGTAGTACTACTATTTATGATGATAGTTATTATTTTAAAGTAGTTAACGGATAATGGAAAGAAAAGTTGATTTAAATAAATCTTCGTTTGAAAAAATTCAATATGAACAGGTAATTGATACTTCTTTTAGTCAATTAATCCCACCTTCATCCTCAATCCCAGAAGAACAACTTCCTACAGTAGAGGAATTCTTTCAAGATTATGATAGTTTATTTTTTCAAATTCCAAAAGCTGGAGATAATTCACATGAAACTCTTATAGTTAGTAGTACTGATTATATAGGTTATCAACCTTTAAATGATGAAATTCAAGCTTTAACTGAAGAAATTACTTCATTAAGAACTCAACTTTTAGAAGCAAGACAACAATTAGCAGATTTAGCAAATGGCACAACCCGCTAACATTATAACCCTCAACCCAGAGGATTTTTCTATTGAAGTATATTCAAATGCTGATGAAGGTTTAATTCCATCAGTAATAGAAGAAAACGAATTTAACATAGATACAGACTATGTTGAATTTGTATCTTATGATTTAAACGATACCCAAGTATACCCAGGAGGTAATGATCTTACATATACAGGATATACTTTACTTGATAATGAAATTTATGTAGACCCCGAAAAAGATTTACAAAGAGGAAATATAGATACTGGTAAGATAAATGTACTATATAATTTTTTAAGAAAAAGATTATCTTCATCTCCTCAATCTACTTATTACATTAAAGAAATTTCATCAGATAGAACTGAAATTAGATTAGATTCTAATGTTATTCCTAAAACTAGAATAATAGCTTCTACTAATGAATTTATAGATTATAGAAAAACAGATAATACATTTCCTGATTTTTATTTAAATTTTGGTTCTAATAATTTATATATTGCTAATAATATTGTATTAGATGATGATAATACTGTTTTAATTAAATTGTATGAACCCCTTTCAAATTCTATTCCCTTAAAAACTTCTTTATGGGTAGTAGAAAAAATTTCAAATGGTGTAGCTTATAGGGTAGAATTTAATAATATTATTACATTACCATCTACTAACATTCAAATACAAGGTCCAAATTTAAATCTTGCTATTAAGAATGAATTAAATAACTCATCTGAAAACACAGATTTATCATCATATACCTCACCGAATAGTCAATCTGAATACCAAATTAATTCTTACTTTGATGATCCTAGTATTAATATTAATGTAGACTATACAGATTTTTCTAATTTTGTTAATTTTTCATCTGCAAGAGGAAGATTAGAAAATTTTTGGTATAAGGTAAGCCTTATAGAATCAGCTAGTATTGAAATAACTAATCAAAGTTCAACTACTTCTAATTCTTATGTATCATCTAGTATTTCTCATTTAAATCAAATAGTTAAAGATACTATAACTAATTTTGATAAGTACGAATACTATTTATATTTTGAATCTAGCTCAGATACTTACCCTAAACTTAATACAGAACCCCCTTATGAAAATTCTTCAACTGGGAGTGTTGCTGCTATAGATTGGTATGAGAATAAACTTATTGAAGCCGATAATTATGATGAATTTAATTATAATTGGTTAAAATATTCTACCCCAGACTATATAAAAGATGATTCATCAAATGCTCAATATTTAACCTTCCTTAACATGGTAGGTCATTTTATTGATGATAATGTATGGATATATGTTAAAGATACTACTAATAAGTGGGATGCTGATAACCGTATTAATGCTGGTGTTTCTAAAGATTTAGTAGCTCAAGTTTTAAGGGATCTTGGAGTTAAATTATACCAAAATAACTACAGTTCAGGAGATTTATATTCTGCATTCCTAGGATTTACAGATTCAGGTAGTTTATTCCCTTATCCTTATATGACTGGTTCTGTAGAAACCGGTGGTTTATTAGATACACCTCAAGGATATGAATATATTACTAATTTCATATCATCAAGTGACGAAGCTATACCATTAGACGACATAAATAAGCGCATTTACAAGCGTATCTATCACAACTTGCCATACTTATTGAAGTCAAAAGGTACCGTTGCTGGTCTGCGTACTTTAATTACTTCATATGGTATCCCTGATACTATTTTACGTATTAGTGAATTTGGGGGTAAAGATAAGATTAATGTAAATGATTGGGATCTTTGGAAACATCAATATAATTACCAATATAATAATTTAGGAGCTAATAATATAGAAACTGCTTGGCGACTTAAAGGTGATTGGGGTTCTTTAAGTGACAGACCTGAAACTGTTCAATTTAGATTTAATGCAGGAAATTATTCTAGTAGTTTAGGTATAGCACCTGCTTCTCAATCTTTATGGGCTTTAAATAGTGAACAAGTTTCAGTAGTATTAGAATATAACCAAGATCTAGCAGATATCCCTTCGGCTGATACTTATAGTGGCTCAATTCTAAACCCAGAATACCAATATGGTACTCTCAAATTTACTATAGATAATTTCGGTACTTCTAATAGTGCTAGTATTTATTTACCTTTCTTTAACAACGATTGGTGGTCAGTTCAAGTTAATAGATCTAGCAGAGAAGAATGGGAACTAATAGTAGGAAACAAAATATACTCAGGAAGTGATGGATCAAAAATAGGATTTATAGCTAGTTCTAGTTTTACTAACGCTAATTATTCTAATTGGGAAAATGATAAAGCTTCATTCTTCCCGTTAACAGTTGGAACTTACCAAGCCTTCTCAGGTTCATATCAAGAAATTAGATATTTTGCTCAAGCTTTATCTCAAAGCGTATTTAAGGATTACGTAATGAATCCCCAATCAACTGAAGGTAACGGTATAAATGGTTCATATACCCAATTAGCATTCAGAGCTCCTCTTGGAGGTGAATTATACACAGGATCTCTTTCAGTCCATCCTAAATCTTCAGGTAATTATATTACTGAATCATTTTTCCCTTCAAGTTCAATCTTTAGTATTAATGGTGGAGAATTTAGAACTAATCGTGAATGGGTATTCTATGATTCACCTGCTGTAGGTATTAAAAACAGAAATACTGATAAGATTAAACAACAAGAATTAATCTTACCTTCGGGAGATACTTTATCTAACATTGGTTCAATTCAACAAAAATCTTATACTACCCAAGATTATACTAATAATCTTAATCTTTTAGAAGTAGCATTCTCACCACAAAACCAAATTAATGACGATATTATTGGTCAAATTGGTTACTTTAATATTGGTGATTATATAGGTGATCCTAGATTAATATCTTCAAGTGCTAATACTTATCCTTCATTAGTTGAATTATCTAAAGAATACTTTGACAAATACTCATCAAGTTATGATGTTTATGATTATATTAGACTAATCAAATTCTTTGATAACTCTTTATTTAAGATGATTAAAGACTATGTTCCTGTAAGAACAGGTCTTGCTTCGGGTATTGTAGTAAAACAACATTTACTAGAAAGACAAAAATACCCAACTCCTCAAGCATCTTGGACTCAACCAGAATATACAGGTAGTATAGGTTCTATTCCAAGTTTAGATGATGAGGATGCTAGATATTACCAAGCTTCAACCGATTTTGAATCTTTCCCTATAGAAACAATCTCTGGGTCAGATGGAGGAGCATTTTTAACCTCTTCTGTTACTCAAAGTTGGGAAGCTGATCATATTACTCCTTTCGGTAATATAACTTACACCCAAGATAATAAAGAAGAATTCTACGATGGAGAATTTAGTGGCTCAGTAATTACAGCTACTACTCAAAGTCTAAACCCAGGATGTAATATATACAAAGAAGCTGATACTACTGTTATTGAATACACTGGTACTAGTCAGGCCAAAACCTATAATATTGAAGGTAATACCGGAGGAGCTACTGGTATGTCTTTAGGGGCATTTATGAATAAAAATTATGGTTTACCTTCATCTTTTGATATTTGGATGAGAGCAAATAGAGAAATTGTTCCCCCTAATCCTTTAGCTTTACCTTATAATATTGTTGATACTTATGCTATTGAAAGAATTAATATTAAGAAAATTTCTTCTAATTCTATAGATTTAACAGATTATATTCCAACAGCTAGAAAAATTAAAGTTAAATTAGCATCTGCTTTACCTCAAACTCCTATAGTATCTCCTGGACCTGTAACCATAACTGATAATCTAGGTACAGAATTCGAAGTAGAAGTAGTTGATATTAAAGAATACATAGATTATTATTCTTTACAAATTAAACGTGATGAAACAATTGGTTTTAAAGTTAATTTCCAAATAGTTTCTTCACCTTTAGGTACTTTAGGAGTATTAGCATTCTCCAACTTTACAGGTCCTTATATGGCGGTATTAAATCCATATATACCTACAATATTTCAAAATAGTAATTGTAATCCTTTAATTAATAATGCTACAGATATTACTCCATCTATCATATATTATGATGTAGATTATGCTAATAACCCTAATGTAGCAGTTAACTTTGATGCTATTCTATCAGGTTCTGCTCCTAAAGCTAAAATACAAGATTATAACTATTTTGCTAGAAGAAGTATAATCCCACGTTATGAAGGTTCTAGAAATACTTCATTTGAATATAATGTTGATAACGGAGCTATTGATGCTACTCAAGCATATTTTGCTTACTTCAATTGGGTAGGTGGTACTTCACCTGAATGGGGTAATGGCTTAGAAGATCGTAGTGCAGTTAATGTTAGATTTTTTGTTGATAGAGAAGGCACTATTATCAAACCTATTAATGATTCTCAAGGCATTAACCAAGGTATAGTTGAACAAAACTTTACTGAAGATAAAATTGCTACTTTAGCATTTGATGATTCAACTGGTGTTTCTGCTGCCTTTACTAATCTATTAGGAGATCATACAATTTTTAAAAGTGGTAAAACAATTACCCCTATTATATACTCCCAAACAGAAAGTATAGCATCAGGATCAAACGGAGGTTATCTTACTACATTAACATTTGTTCAAGGTGACCAACAACAATCATCAGCAGGTGACTACAGATTAACAGCATTTAACCAGGGTGATACTATTGTAACTACAGGTAAAATTGATTACCAAAATGTTACAATTCAAGGTGCTAAAGCTACTTGGACTAGTGATAATACTTATTCTCCTCAAACCACCAATCCTACAGCAGATGGGGTTACTTTATACTTTACTGCTACTTTAAAACGTGTTGGTGGTCCTGTAAATAAACAAGTTACACTTAGATGGTATAAAAATGGTAGTCCTGTTGGATCACCTCAATCTTTTGATTTTAATAACCCTTATTATAATAATGTAAGTATATCTTATACAGATGCTACTGCTACCACTAGCGATGATTACGATGTAAGAATTACAACTATAAGTGGTACTGGGATTTTAGAATTAAGTTTAGATTCTTATATCCAAGTATCCCAAACCCCAGTCCCTAATATTGGTAATGCTACTTCACCATTCTGGGAAACTACTTTAACTGATAATATTATTAGAACTACAACAGGTTTTACAGCATTCTATGGTCAAAAACAAGAAGATATTAAGGATAGTGGTTTCTTTAATATTACTAATGATTTTGAACTTCAAGTAGGAGATGAAATTAGATTTGAAGGTACCGAAACCCAAGCTTATATTATTAATGAAGTATACGCAGGAGCAGGTGGCAAAATTCATTTAGTATTAGATAGAGATGTAACAGCTACTAATCTACAATGGTTCTTAGTTAGACGTTATGTAGATGACCCTGCTAGTATTATACTAGAAGTAGATAAAACAGCGGGTGGAACCTCTCCTGGTGTATTAAAACCACAATATCTTTCTAGAGATGTTGAAAATAATATTGATATAATATTAGAAAAATTAAAAACAGATCAGTTAATCTAAAAAATAACTTGCCAAAATTTAAAAAAAACATATATTTATAATAAATAAACATTAGAAATGGGATATTTAAATAATTCAGTAGTAACAGTAGATGCTATTTTGACTACCAAAGGTAGACAATTATTAGCACAAAACGATGGTTCGTTTCAAATAACTCAATTTGCTTTAGCAGATGATGAGATTGATTATACATTGTATAACCCAACTCATCCATCCGGCTCGGCTTATTATGGTCAAGCAATTGAAGGTATGCCTTTATTAGAAGCATTCCCTGATGAAACACAGGTAATGAAATATAAATTAACTACTTTACCTCGTGGTACAGCTAAAATGCCTATTCTTGATGTAGGTTACAATACAATTGTAATTAAACAAGGTGCTTCATTAGCAATTACTCCACAAACTTTAAATTATTTAGGTGGTAACCAATCCGAAACATCAGGGTACACAGCTACTATTTCAGATGTTCGTTTATTTAGTACTTTCCAAGGTGTAGGTATTAATACAACAGATGCTACTGCTCTAAATACAGCTTCTACAACATTAGGTACTAACGTATCTAAAACCGTAGTAGGTACTACTATTAATATCACAGCAACTACTGTTAACACTTTATTTGGTTCTAATACTCAATTACAAGCCACATTAGTAATTGTAGGTAGAGATTCAGGAGCAAGAATTCAAGTTCCAGTAACAGTAACTAAAGTATCCTAAAATTTAGATTATGTCATTTAAAGCATTAGAACAAGACGATTTCGTAGTATCAGCTGATAGTATTACAGCTGGTTTATGGACTAATAATGAACCTGAACTTACAGCGTTTTATACTTCATCTACTCAAGTAGCAGGCGTATCAGGTAATTACTATATTAATGTATATGATACGGCTGCAACTTCATCAATTCAATTTGCAATTGCTTATTGTGATGTAGATGGTAGTGGATCTGAAGAATATGATAGCGCAGTCCCAGGTAAGTCGTATTCTTCTACTAATTATGGTCAATACAGAACTTTAGTATTAGGTGATGAAACAGCTGAATTTACTTTTGATGGTGCTTCGGTAGCTTCACCCAATTTCTATATAATCTCAGTTGATAGAAATAGATATAAAGAAAGTTTATTCCCAGGTTCTACTAGTTTAGTATTAAAAAATGGTGTAAATCAAGTTACTTTAACAGATAACTCTCAAGTAGTAACATCAGTACAATTTAACGATGCTGGTAGAGTATTCCAGATTGTGTCGGGTTCAGCTGGTACAATTTCTACAGGTTTAAATTCTAATGGATATTCTAACTCAGGATCTTATGGTTGGTTCTTACCAGATATTTCTACTTACATTTTAAGTGCCGATGTACTAGATGCCGCTGTAGCTGATGGTGGTATCTTATTGGGTACAGTTAGAGGAGATGATACAGATAGTGCT